TTGAGGGTGATCCTCTGTTCGGAAGACAAAGACGGGTTGTTGGCGATCGTCAGCGGGTCAAACGCCGCCGGATTGCGCAGGAGCGTAATCACCAGGCTGTTCGCAGCACTTTCCTCGGCGTCACGCTTCGCCTTGGCCCGCGCCAACTCGTCCTTTGCTTCCAGCGCGTTCTTGAACGACCAATCCTCGCGTACCGCCTGCATGGCGCGCTGCTGCATTCCAATGTCATTTGGCCACCGCGCTTGCGCTTCCGCCTGCTTGCGCGCGTACATCGCAGCTTCCATGCCGAACGCCGTTTGCGGCTGCCCGGCCGCCTGCGCCACCGCATCGGGAACCGGCTGCCCAAGCCGGTGCATGACATCGGACACATAGCCAGCGGTGGACTTGCCCAGTCCATCCACGCGGTTTTCGAGATAAGGGGTTGGCGATCCGGGCGGCGCTACGTTGCTCTCGCCCGAGAAATAGCCAACCGCGACGCGATCAGGTCCCCAGCCCGGTCGGCTGGCGTAATCGGCAATGATCCGCTTGCCGACCGCCGCGTTTGCCACCGGATCAGTGATGCTTTCGCCGGGGCGAGCATAGCGCGCGAACGTCTCGGGGATGATCTGATGACCGCCGACCGCGCCATTGACGCTGGTTGCCGCCGTCGCCGCGCCGCCGCTTTCCTGGCCGTGAATGGCCTGGTCGATCTGATCAACGGTCACCGGCGCAACGCTGGTCGAAACTGCCGGGGTTGCGGCGATCGGGCCGGTCGGCGCGCTGGTCGGCGTTTCACCCGGCGCGGGCGGCGCCGCAGAGCCGGGGTTGGCCGGCGCGGGCGCCACGCCGCCGCCGGGCGTAGGCGAGCCATTGACGAACGCCGCAATATCCGCCGCGTCGGCGTGGCCCTTCACCCGCTGCGATAGCGCGTCGTAAACCGCGCCCGGCAGCTTGTCCTTGTTCTGATCAAGCACAGCGGCGGCCTTAACCGGATCGCGCGGCGCCAATGCCTGCACCTGTTGCGTAATTGCATCGCCCTGTGCTTTTCGTGCAACAGATAGGGCGATGTCCGGGCCCAGGGTGTTGCCGTAAACCACCTGTGCTTCGCGAATGCGGGCCTTGAGCAAAGCCTGCGTCGCGGCATCCACATCCGCCGACCGGCCCGAAACCGCCGCGCTTTCAACGTCTTTCAGCGCGTTGTCGGCGGCCGATCGTTGCACATCAACGTGCCAATTCTGCGACTGTTGATCGTAGTGGCTGCCAACCTCGGCCTCGAAGCGCGAACGCAGGTAGCGAACGTTCTGCTGAAACTCCAACTGCGCCGCCGGCGTCGCCAAACTCTTGGTGCCGTCCTCGCCCAATTCCTTGAGCCGCGTCAACGTGCCGTCCTGCGCGTTCATGGCGTCCTGCCCGCGCAACGACTTGAAACTTTTCAGGACTTCGTTCGCCTGATCCTGATAGTTGTTGACCGCTTGCTGCGCCGCCGTCTGATCGTAGAACTTCGACAGGGACAGCAAGCCGGACCCGGCGTTCTCCGCGCCTTGCGCCAGCAACCCGCCGAACTGGCCGGGATTGGCTTGGATGTCATAGGAATCGCGCGGCGGCGCGGCGGCCGGCTCGGCAAACGGCAAGCCCTGATCGTACGGAACCCGCGCCATCGCCTAATAAGCTCCGCCACTGCGATAGTCGATGCCGGTTTCCTGCGGGCCGCTTGTGGTCATCCAACTATATGCCGCCGGAACGTCCGGCGCAGCTTTGGCCAACGAACCAGCGGCCGAAAGCAGCGATGCAGGAATTGCACTCGCCGCCTCCGAGGTGTCCAATGCCGCCTGCGCCGTATCCGCCGTCGCCTGCGTTCGAAAACCATACGCTTGCAACAGCGCATCATTGATCGTCGATTCCTGGCTCAACTGCCCGCTGCCGCGCTGGCTTTCCTGCACAGTCAAAGCCGAACCGGAATTTACATCGACGTTATTGGCCGCAATGCCAGCCCTGACCGCGCCCAATTGTGACGCAGCCCGCTGCCCGGCGTCCTCTGACTTGGCCACGCCCGCCTGCTCGGCGTATGTCGCATTCTGCGTGGCGATCGTCGCGTTGTTGCGGGCCACAGCCGCCTGATAATTTGCGGCATTTGCTTGCGAAATGCCACCAAGCACCTGGCCGCCGGCTTGCAAACCACCGGCGGCAACTGCAATAGCGGGCAGCGCAGCGGCCATCAGTCATTCACCCTTCCAAAATCCAGCGACACATACCGCGCCCCACCGGGCAGCACCTCCCCAATTCGGAAACCCCACCGAACCGCAAACCGCTCCGCCACATCGTCGCCGGGAATCAAAAACCCGGTCAGCCGCGGCTCCGTTCGGGATAGCGCGGCAAATTCCTGCCGGCACGCCGCCGCAAACGCTTTCAAATGGCCACCAACCATTGGCGACACCATCAGCCATATCATCGCCTCCGGGGCTAGCAGCGCGCCCACCAGCCCATACGCAGCGATCGGCTTGCCGTCCACCAGCAGCGCCTTGACGCCGCGCGAGGCCGCGAACAGATGCGCGTTGGCCCGCCGCGGATCACCGGCCCGATCGCCAATGAACGCCATCACCACCGGCTTTGCCTGCCGGCCCAACGCCAGCACATGCCCAAGCCGAGCAGGCACCACGCTTACGCTCATCGAGGCGCCGCGAACGAGAACGGCTTCGGCCTGCGGTTCTGCGACGCACCCGGCGCTTCGTTTGGCTCAGGGAGATCGCCCAGGTCGATTTCGGGAATGAGCGCCAGAATGTTGCAAGGCAATGGGTTGTCCTGTTGGATCGCAACCTGCCCCGGCTTGCCGAAGTTACTGGCGATCGGAATGCGCACGTCGCCGGTGTAGAGCGGCGCGGTCGAACTGCCGAAAGGCGGTTGCCCAAGATCGGGCGCCGACGCCATGCTGTTCCACGTCGCCTGGATCAACATGGGCGATTGCGTCGACGCATCAATTTGGTTGGCGCCGATCTTGATTCCCCGCGTCGCTTGCACGCGCGCGGTCACCACTGCCACATTCTTGCGCTGTCCTTGAATCGTGGTTTCCGGCGTGTACGTGGACTGCAACTGCGCCTGAAACCCAAGACCCACAATCACCTGCGTCGCAGCCTGCGGCAGCGTGACGACGCCGGTCGAACTTGCTTGCACAGGACCGATCACCACGCCGTCCGCAAGCCCGGTGACGGTCATGCCTGCCAGATGCGGCGCCAGCACCGTCGATACCGGCGCATCCAGGCTCCACGCGCCGGCAGCCGCCGGCTGCGGCACGCCCCCGCTGTTTGGGATCACCTGCACGATTGGCGAGGTGATCTGCGCCACCACGCTGGTCGGGCTGCTGTAGCTGACAATCGTTGCGACGCCGCCGCCCATGCGAATGACGCTGCCCACACTGCCGCTGCTAAACGTGCTGATTGCGCTCTGAAACGTCGCATGATTGTTCAGCACCAAAGGCGCCGACGCCCCGCTGCCCAACCCTGTCGGATCAACAAACGACAACGCTGGATTCACGTAGCCGCTGCCGTTGGCGCCGCTGAACGAAACCGCCGTGATGACACCGCCCGAGATCGTCAACGAAGGCACCGCCCCGCTGCCGGGCCCCAACCCGTTGTTGTCGGTGACCACAGCCGTCGTGGCCGACGAATAGCCGCTGCCGCCCACCAGCCCGCTCACCCCGGTAATGCTGCCGGTGCCGGTTGAAGAACTCGCCGTCAACGTACTTACCGGGTAGGTATGCGGCAATTGAAGACCGCAATCGACGCACCAGCAATTTTCGGCCGCGGGCCACAGCCGGTTGTCCATTCGCTCAATCAAGTAACCCGTGCCTGCCGCAAGCACGCGCTGCACCGCGAAGTACGGCGCATTGACCGGCGGCTCAATGATTTCACAAACGGAAACAAACAGCCCCTGCGTGTCGTGCCGAGCCCACCCTTGCACCTGCTGCTCCGGCAGATACGTCAAGCTCAGCAAAATGCCGTCGCTGCGCACAACCCAAACCAGCTTGTTGGTCTGCCGCGTCCACGCCCACTGCTGCACGTACAGTCCCTGGAACAAATGCGTCGATAGCGTCGTCAGATCGGTTCCCGTGTAGATATTGAGCCAATACTGATACGCTAAATCATACACATTGCTGCCAACCGCATCCGCAAAAAGAATGTGGTAATCGACCTGCACCGGGGGCACCGTCGAGGACACGCCATTGAACGCCTGCGGCTGCGCCTGCTGATCGCTGGGAGTGATCGCAACCGGGCTGAGGCCGGACCCGCCCGCCCCGGTCAGTTGCCATGCTTGAGAGCCGGTGAACACGATCAGGCCGCCCGGCATCGAAAGCAGCCATTGGATGCCGTTGACCTGCTGCGCCCAGGGCGAACCGATGATCGAATCGCTGTCGATCGTCGGCACCCGGTAGTTGAAATTGTAATAGCTGCCCGGTTGCGACATCCAATAGGTGTCTGGATTGTTGCCGCTGTTGGCGTACACGCGCCGCTGCTGAAAATACCCGACCACGCTGGGGTAGGTCTGGCTGTTTGGCCCGATCGTGAGCGTCGCCGTCGCGCCGGTGCCGCTGCCACCAATGGTAATTGTGTCGGTCGCTGGATTGTATCCGCTGCCCTGAATGACCACGAGGATGTCTACCAGAGAACCCGCCGCGCTCACTACGGGCGTCAGCACGGCGTTCGCACCCGAGCTGGTATTGATGGTCAACGTGATCGACCCGCCGTAGCCGGACCCTCCGGCCGTCACCACGGCCCCCGTGATCGCATTGCGGGCAAACGGATTGTAGTTGATCGGCGGCACCTGCTGAAAGTCGGGCAAGATGTTGGTGTCGATCCACGAATTGCCCGCCGCAGTGCCCGCATAACCGAACGGTGCGCCAACCGGGATCGCCACCTGCGCTTCGGCTGCCTTGTAGATGTTGTAGTGGTTGATTCCCGCCACCGGATTCCACGTCACCGTGTTCGATCCGGCCGTCGCCGCAATGTCCAGCGCGTTCGACAAGCTGCCGATCGCGGATGCAATGCTCTCGCTGCCATCGCTGCCAATCGACGTGATCTGATACTGATAATGCGCCGTGCCGCTGCTTCCCGACGACGAAACCACTGTCGGCGTGCCACTCGGAGCCGCAGCCGACTGACCGATCGACACGGCCGTGAAACTAAAATTCGTGTCCGACCCGTTGCGCGCCAGTTCCTGCGGCGCGTATTCCGCGCCCGACACCTGATTGCGGCAGCAAATCGACATGACATCGGCCGATTGCGTCCATTTCAAGTAAGCCAGATCGGCCTCTGCGAACGGAGACGCCACGGTGTAGACCCGCGCCACGGTCCCGCCCGAGGTGTACGCCCCAAACGAACTCGAATTCACCGCGTTGCCAAATACGTCCTGCAGCGTCACAGAACCAATGCCGGTACTGCCTATGACGTAGTAATTTCCGTTCAACTGCGTCATGCCGCCAACGCCGGACACATACAGCCAGTCGCCCGCAGAATAACTGAAAGAAGCAAGCGACAACACGCACGGATTGGCCTGCGATGCCCCGGTGATGTTGACTGGACTTTCCAGAACAAAAGCACCTTGATAGATCACCCGCATGTAGGAATTGCCAAATTCCAGCACCAGCCCTTGCGTATTGCTGAACTGAAACGGCAGCAGCCGCGGCGGATAGGAACGCCCGGTCTGCTTCGAGAACCCCACCAGCGCAGTGCCGGCACGGCTCAACGCGCCCCCTTGAAACCCCACGAAGAAATTGCGCATTGTCGACGCCGCCACCCGAAACCGGGCAAGATCAGCGTGACCAAACAGTGCGGGCGAAATTTCTCCCGACGAGAACGACAGGGTGCCGAACGGAATGGCCATCAGTACACGCTGCCATCGCCCATGCCGACGCCATACCAGCCATACCCCATGACGCCGTAGTCACTTACGCCGCCCCAGCCCCACCCGAAGCTGGCGCCGCTGTTGCGCCCCCTGATCCACTCCGCCGTCCGTTCAACCGATGGCCACCCCTCCGATCCGTCGCGAATGCGCGCCTGCCCGATCGCGGCCTTTGCCAGCGCCACCTGTTCGCCGCGAAGCGCCCGGCCTTCCTTTTTGTCCCGGTTCAGAGGAAGCGCCAGATAGCTCGCCAGAAGCGCGCACATCGCTTCCTGGAACAACGAATCCCAGAGGTTCGGATACGGGATGAATGCGGTGTAGACCAGTTCCGCGCAAGGCACGTTCGTCAAGATGACCGTCCGCATGTCCAGCGCTTGCCCGCGCATGTTCCACCAGTTGCTTGCGGGATCGGTCGGCGAGGCCGGCAGAGGATAGTTGGTGTCGGTCGCCACCAACATGGGCGCCGGCAGAATGCACCCCGACACCGGCGCGAACGGCAACGAGAACGTGGTCTGCGGCCCAGGCGGCAAGGATATGTTGCCGCTCGGCGCCCCCCACTGCGATTGATCGTTGTTCCACGGCACGAACCGAACGGCCACAGCGTCGATCGGCCAGCCATATTCGAACGTCCACGGCGGAATCACGTAGGTGCCATACGGCGCGGTCTCACCAGACGGCACGCTGGGCCCGTAACCCGGAACTGCCCCAAGCAGCTCCAGCGGCGCTGTCTTGCGGGCGAACCCCCAATGCGCTCCACGCAGCAAAGACTCCAGGCATGGAATGTAGTGCCGCAACGCCACACGCGCCGCGCCGGTGCCGGATTGCATGTCAGAGATCGACTGTTCCGAACAACCGACCGCATCAAGCGCGCGGTTGACGATGTCCTCGGCCATCATCAGCCCTGTCTCCCGACCGCCGACACACCGCGCATTTCAGACATTCCGGCTTCGATCTTCTTGACTTCGTCCGCACCCGGCGACGATCGCGCCAGGGCCGGCGCAAGCGCAGTCGCCAACCGATCTATCAGCGCTTCGACGAAGCCTACATCCCACTGACTCATGTCGACCACCTGCCGGCAATATGTCGCCATGGCGTTGTCGAGATAGCAAAGGATCACGCGGCCCGGCGCCACCGCCTGTCCCACGACCGGCACGCTATCATTGGCCACATCGAACACGTTCGGATATGCCACGAACACCGGCTGAAAAATCTGCGCCGGCCGGATGGCGCGCAACATCAAGCAATCGGCGGGATATGCGTATTCGTAAAGGTAAGGCATGGGCGGATTGCTTGCGGCGGACCAAGTCGTAATGCCGGGAACATACCCGCCGGCGGGCGCTGATTTCAGCAGCGTCAGCGTCGCGTCGCCGCGAGGAAACCCCCAATCCTCCTTGCGCAGCATGTCGTCACGGGTCTGATTGTACAGCCGCAGTGCGATGCGCGCCTGTCGCGTGCCTTCCAGCATCTGCCCAATGCTCTCAGGGAAGCCAATGCGGTCAAGCGCGGCATTGCACAGCGCTTCGACCGAGGTCATGGCCGCGGTCATTGCCGCGCCTCTGCGCGTGCTGCCGCCGCATCGTCAGGAGGTTGCAGCGTGGTTGACGCAGCGCCCTCGTTCAAAGCATCGCCGGCACGTTCAACGGCTGCGGGAAGCGTCCTCATGTCACCCAGCGCCGGCACGAAAGCCGCAGCCAGTTCGTCTATCAGCGCCTCGGCAAAACCTGCCTCCCATTGGCTGGGGTCGACCACTTGCGCGGTGTATATCAGCGACGCGCTGGCTTGCCCGGTCAGAATGACGTTGCTCGGCGTAACCCGCACATCGTTGCCAACCGTCCACAGCACATCCTGCGGCGACAGGTTCGGATACGGAATCGGCGTCGGCACCACCATGCGCGGCATCAGGCAGTCCGCCGGCCACGCATATTCGTACGGCCACGGCGCAATTTGAAACGCGGTCAACGTCAACGCCGCACTGCGCTGCGCGAACTGCCACGATTTGGATTGCAGCAACGCATCTCGCGCCTGCCCGTAAATTTGCAGCGCCACCTTGGCATGTCGCGTGCCCTCGCGCATTTGCGTGATGCTGACAGGATACCCGATCCGATCAAGCGCCGCATTGCACAGGCCCTCCACGGTCAGAATGGAAACAGTCATCGCGCATTCACCCGAGCCGGCGCAGGCGGCCGCGCACCATTGGCGCCAATCGCTTCATCCAGAGATTGGTCCGACCGCTGCTCCACGCCCTGCATCAGCCTGGCATCTGCCAGAGCCGGCACAAACCGATCCGCCAACTCGGCAATGACCGCATCCATAAACCCGGGTTCCCATTGCGTAGGGTCCATGATCTGCGCGGTGTACAACAAAGTCGGGTTAGCCTGGTTGGTCAACAGGACTTGGTTGGGGGTGACCCGCGCATCATTGTAGATCGTAAATAGAATTGGCGCCGGGTTGAAATCCGGCGACAACACAGGCGTGGGCAGCACATTCCGCGCCATCAAAAAGTCTGTCGGCAGCGCATACTGATAACTCCATGGCGTGACCGTGTATCCGGTCGAAGCCAAAACCGCTTCCCGTTGCGCAAACTGCCATGACTGCGATTTAAGGAGCGCATCGCGCGTCTGCCCATACAGGCGGATCGCCACCCGGGCATGGCGCGTTCCCTCACGAATCTGCGCAATGTTCTCGGGATAGCCGATCCGCGCCAACGCTGCGTTGCACAGGCCCTCCACGGTCAGAATGGAAACGGTCATTGCGGGTTCTCGCGCGCCATTGCGGGCACCTCATTGGGAGCCTGCGCGTCTGTCGATTCAAGGGCCGCCGCCTTTCCGCCGGCCGCGCGCGCCTCCGTCAATTGCGCCAGCCTCGCATCACCCAGCACCGGCAGCAGAATGGAAGCCAGTTCGTCGATCAATGCCTCCACGAATGACACATCCCACTGCGTCATGTCGGTGATCTGCGCGGTATAAAGCAGCGTCGGGGACGCCTGATTCGTGACCAACACCCGCGTTGGACT